AACATCTTCTTGGCTATCTCTGCTGGAGATAGTAGTACTTCACCAGTATCCATGTCAACAGACATATCAATTAGTCTTTTCGTTACGGCGTTAGCCAAGTCCTCATGAACCCACTTCTTGCGATCACCAGCAGACTTGATTTCAATACGGGCTTTGCCAACCTCCATGTCGCTGATTTCTGCGCTCTGAAGAATAGAAAGCACTTTTGACGAATAGAAGCCATACATGTCAGAAACTTGACCTTTGACTTCATTCAAGTCAACCAGCGATTGGGCAATATCTTCAATTGGCGGGCTTGAGTCAAGAAATTCATGGAGCGCTTTTTCTGCATCCATAATTGTTTTGACAAGACGGCGGATAACTTCTTCGCCAGTTTCCATTTCTACCTCTCTAAGTAACTATGTATCTAGGTATGTCAAATGATGATACTTGCTCTTTTCCTCTGTGGCAACCCCAGACCAGCAAGATATGTAAATGCCCCAACAGCGGAGTCAACTTGGTCGTCATGATTCGTTGACTCAGGGAACGAGGCAAATTCATCCAGCCAGTCTGTAAGCCACGAGCCACGAACAAGACGCACATTACCGTTGGCTACAGCAGCGGCAAAAGGACGAGAACGGGTAACTTTATCGCCAGTTGACCGTATTCCGATCAGGTCATAACCCGGCACAACATAACGGGCATATTGGTCAATTAGTGCTTTGCCGCTAGAGCCTGGTTCTTGTTCCATACGAATAGAAACAAGTTTTCCGTCCTCCATGGCTGTCTGCGCTATCAGTTGCTCAACTTTGTCACCTTTTGCCCTAATTTTACGGACATCAAGAACATAGGCAATTCCTTGGTCAAACAACATCAAGGTGCCAACCGTCCAGTCTGGGTCGGGGTTGCTTGCTGATGGCTCCGTAGCCGCCAAGTCCCAGAATCGTACTGCCCGTGCCGTAGATGTGACTTGTGGCACATCAATCGGGTCTATAATGACAAAATCCTCTCTATTGAATAGTGATCCAAGACTGGTTGACCACCAGTCTCCCATCTCAAGTCGCCGTCTTTCAACTGGGTCAAGGGCTGAAAGTGCTTGCCGATAGGAGGCAGCATCAATACCTGGGTTGTCAGTCAGAAGCGAGGGAACAAAAATACGACCGTGTTCCTGCCCCTCAACAATAAACCTTTGCCGAACCCAGTTCGGTGCAGGGTTTGAGGCGGCACGCATACGAAGAGGGACTTGAGATACTGGTCCAGAAGCGGGTCGGCGGAGACGCGAGAACAGATAGCGATAATCCGACTCCCGAATTTCGGTAACTTCGTCCATCCCAATGAACTGAAACTCAGAACCTTTGTAGCGTAAATAGTCATTAGTATTATTTAGATATCCGAAAGAAATGCGTGCCCCAGAGGGGAATGTCGCAACATAAGAGTTTGCATTCCAATGAATATCGTCATAATTAGCGATCCACGCCTTAAATCTGTCCATCAATGCGCCAGGGAGCGAAAGGTCAGCAAAGGTACGGCGGAAAAGAATTGCCGAGTATTGGGGGACATCAACATATTGGAGAGCAGACATCAATAACGCTGATGACTTGCCACCACCAGCAGCACCACCAAATAGTGCTTCTAGGGCATAAGTGCGAAGAAATACTTTTTGCGTTATTGACGGCTCTTCAGGGCAATAAACTGGTTCTTTCGGCTGGAGGTATTCCAGCACTGCATTCCAATCGGGCATATAGATAAACTCCAGTCCTTTTGTACTGTACTATGTAGTTTGACTGCGCTAAGGTATGAACTGCATGGCACCTAAAAAGAAATCAAATCTGTCTTTCTTCCTCATCAAAGCAAAACTTGTAAAGTTAGTACAAACTTTGGCAAGACCAATGAATCGTGGCAATGCTGCACATTTGATGATGATTTTGTTTGTATCATTAAATGCTATAGGTGCATGGATGTTTGCGCCGAAACTTGGTTTTATTACTGCTGGTGTGTGCTCTGGTATCTACGGATACCTGCTGGGAAGAGATTAAAATATGGCATGGAATTCCAATAAGTCTCTGAATAATCAGGATCAAAAATCAATCCTGAGCGCGGGGGCACCAGTAGCCTTTAACCCATCATTTTCTGGAAAACCGTATAGTGATTCATGGGATATTGAACGCGCATATCGCGAAGGCGTACAAAAAATTACATGGGTTTTCCGCTGTATTGACGCAATCGCAGGAAACCAAGCGCGACTCCCCATCATTCTCAAAGAAGATAATTCTCCTCAGGGAAGCATTGTCACACGAAACCGCGGACCGCTGATTGACATCCTAAACTCAAAGTCTAACCAAGGTGAAAACTCATTCATCTTCCGTTACAGACTGTCAGCGCAACTTCTGATGAGCAGTAGGGGTGCATTTGTTGAAAAGGTGCGCGGACGCGATGGGCGGATCATCGCACTACATTTGCTTCCACCACAACACACAAAGCCGATTCCAGATGCCAAAAATTTTGTTGCTGGGTATGAGGTTGATATGCGTAATGGTACAAAAGTTACGCTTAAACCGCAGGATGTTATGTGGGTACGCCGCCCGCATCCGCTAGATCCATATCTTTCAATCACCCCAATGGAGTCTGCTGGGGTTGCTATTGAAATTGAAAATCTTGCAAAACTTTATAACCGCAACTACTTGTTGAACGATGGTCGTCCGGGCGCACTGCTCGTTGTCCGTGGAGAAATGGACGATGACGACAAGGATGAACTGCGGAGCAGATTCCGTGGGAATCTTTCTAAGACTGGTTCAGTATCGGTTATCTCTGCTGATGATGGAGTGGATTTTCTTGATACTTCAGCGTCCCCACGGGATGCTGCATATATGCAGATGCGGCAGATTACCAAGGAAGAAATTCTGTCGGCATTTGGCGTTCCTGAGTCAGCAATTGGTAATGCCGCAGGAAGAACATTCTCAAATGCTGGAGAAGAACTTCGCGTGTTTTGGATGGAGACAATGCTTCCCCATCTAGACATGCTGGCGCGAGCGTTTGATGAACTAGATGATCGTTATTATGTTGATTTTGACACGAGCAGTGTTCCGATTCTCATCATTGCAAAACAGGAACGCCAACGCTACTTGATGGATGAATTCCAGCAGGGCTTGATTAGCGTCAATGAGTACCGTGATGGAACTGGTAAAAAGAAAGTTGATTCTGATCTCGCTGACAGCCTTCTGCAGAATCCGAACCAAACACCAATCGCTAACACGGAAAAACCGTTTAAGCCAGAGCAACAAGTCCCTGTTGATATGCCTGCGGGCGCTGCAGCACCACCAGGTCTGCCAGTCACATCTCCAGAAATGCCAGCAACACCCCCAGTTGAGGGTGCCCAACCGACGGAGCCAGCACCCCCAATGGCAAGCCCAGAAACTGGGATTGCACCAACTCCAGAAGGGGCGTTGAGCGCCAATTTTGGTTTGATTGAGTTTAAGTCGGATGAATTTACTGATGAGTGGGATACCAAGGCAGAACAGGATTCTGACAGATGGACAGAGATCCTTGATCGTGCGCTTGAGCGCTACTTTGAGCGCCAACAACGAGTAATTCTAGAGAAGTCAGCAGGAGCAAAATCGCGCCGTGCCCTTAACTCAAAGACACTAGATGTTGATCAAATTTTTGATTCAGAAGTGTGGAAAAAGCAACTTGACGATGATATTCGTCCAATGTTGAAAGCAATCGCAACTGATGCTGTTGCTCTTTCGGCTCAACGAAGCGGAATGCCGCCAGATGTTGAAGAGGCAGAAATTGACAAAATTGTTGACGAGCAAATGCAGCGATTGCAAAAGTCCAACTCAACAACAAAAGAAGAAATCACCGCCGCAATTCTTATTGCCCTATCCCTTGGAGATGACGAGGACAGAATGGGTTTGCTGAAAGCAGCACTCATTGCAATCTTCGCAAATCTTCTTAGTAAGCGAAAGCGTATTATGGCAGAGCAGGAGGCTCAGGCGGCACATAACGCTGGCGTTTACCTCGGCGGAACACGGATGGGTGGTTTGACAAAGACTTGGGTAACCCGTAAGGACTCGCGTGTTCGCGGGGAACATGTGCTTCTACACGGAAAGACTGTTGATATGAAGGATGGGTTCACTGTTGGTGAATCTATTTTGCGCTTTCCTGGTGACCCATTAGCGCCACTGAATTTGACAATAAATTGCAGATGCAGACTAAGGTTTGACTAATGATATTGACTGCTCTTTCTCCCAGCAGTTTTAGCAACTTTATTTCGTCACACGAAGTTGCAATTGTTGATTTCTGGGCAGAATGGTGTGGTCCATGTCAAATAATGGGACCAGTTCTTGAGGCATTAGCAGAAGAATTCAATGGTCTTGTTGGATTTGGTGCAGTCAATGTTGATCAACAGCCGAGTCTTTCGGAAAGTGCTGCTGTCATGAATATCCCAACCTTGATCATCTATGACAATGGCATTGAGGCTGGTCGTTTAGTCGGCATCAGGTCAAAAGACTCGTTGAGAAAAATTATTACTGACTATCTGCCAGACTTTTAGTAAACTGCCTATAGTTTCAGGAAAGTCGCTCTAAAAAAATCAGATTGTTGCTGAAAATAAAGCATTTATGGTTTATTGTTTAATCTGTATCTTCAGGAGCATACATGACTAACGAAACAGACGCTTTTATTGACACGCAGTACAAGGCAATGCAGGGACAAGTCAATATTGACGAAGCCCAAGGGATTGTTGAATGTTTTGTTGCTGGTCTTGGAAATAAAGACTCCGTTGGCGACATTTGCCTCCCTGGTGCATTTACTGAAAGTCTGAAGCGCCGTAAGCCTCGCGTTGTGTGGGGACATAACTGGAACGAGCCAATCGGAAAAGTTCTTGAAATCTATGAGGTTCCCCCAAGCGATCCACGACTTCCGTTGAAAATGAAGCGTGCAGGTATTGGCGGACTTTATGCGAAAGTTCAATTCAATTTGAAATCGGAGCGTGGTCGTCAGGCATTTGCGGATGTTGCGTTCTTTGGTGAAGAGCAAGAATGGTCAATTGGATACAAAACCCTCAATGCTGACTACGACAGCCAACGGCAGGCAAATTTGCTTCGTGAAGTTGAACTTTATGAGGTTTCTCCCGTGCTTCATGGGGCTAATCAATTGACTGGGACAATCTCCATCAAGGGAGATCAACCACTCAAGGATCCAGAAGGCGGTCTAACTGCTGCTGGTCGCCGTTTCTATAAAGAAACAGAAGGTGCAAACCTAAAGCCTGGGGTTCGTGGTGCTGCGGACACGCCCCAAAAGATGCGCCGTAAGGGTTCATTTCTTACTCGTTTCTTTACAAACCCGTCTGGCCCAATGAAAGATGAGAACGGAAAACCAACCCGTCTTGCACTATCTGCCGCTGCTTGGGGAGAGCCAGTACCACAGAATATGGAAGACGCTGCAAAACTAGCCGCCAAGGGTCGCAAATTGCTGGAGAAGTACGCTGCGACAAAGGAAAAGGCATACGCTGACCTTGAAAAAATTTATGAAGTTAGCGATGATGAGGGCGACGACGCTGACTATATGGGACCGCGAGGCGAGGACGGCGGGGTTCCCGCAATGAATCCAGCAATGGGTCGGGTCGGAAATCTTGCACGGGCACTCGCTATGCGTTTTGGTGGTGCTGTTCGCCTTCGTTCAGCAGATCCAAACCTTGTTGTATTTGATCACATGGACGAGAATAAAGTAAAGAGAACGCTCCGAGTTTCATACCATTTTGATGGCGATGAATTTATGTTTGGTAATCCAAGCGAGGTTCGTCCAGAAACCGTTTACTTGCCAGTCCGAGATGATGTTAATGGAAGCATTGATTCAGGGGACGAAAATGGCGAAGACAATGAAGCGCCATTCATGCAGCAATATATGGACGATATGGAAGATTACCCTGCAATGCCTGCTGGTATGAAGCCAAAGGTTTGTGGCTGTAAGTCGTGCAACCCAGAGAAAAAAGAGGATGATATGCATAACTCTTTCCAAGACGGAATCAAGGCACCAATCCCCCCTGATGCAATTCCACAGGAGAGAATCACTGGCGATGTCCTGCGAGGCTACGGTCCGCGCAGAGGAAATCTTGAGCAGTTGCTCCGTTACTGGCGACCAATTATGCGTCGCGAGGGTGGATTCCGTCGTTGTCGCGTAATTCTTGCTAACCATCCAGAGTTGTACCCATTGAACAATATTTGCGCTTGGTTGCATCATGAAACTACGGGCTTGTGGCCGAATGAAGGGTGCCATCACCCCGGTATGAAGAATTGCCGTCGCAAAATTCGTGGTGTGGTCAACGGTTCAATTTGGGACAACAACGAGTGGAATGATCGTCTATCGCGCCTCGCACCAGACAAGGGCAAGGGTCTGGGTATGGACGAGTATGAGGAAGATGATATGAACTCAATGTCTCCTGCTCAAGTTGAGGAGAAGGCGATGTACCGCCTCAAGGAATTCCTTGACGCGCAGCCAGAATTTGTCAAGTTTATTGAGGATAATGACAACTGGGTTCACGAGGGTGACGATGAGGATAATTCCCCGACAATCCATGTGATGGTTGGTGAAGACGGCATGCCTAAGAAGGGCTGCGGCTGCGGATGTGGTGGAGGCGGAGGATGCGGATCAGGCTCGTCCGCTCTTTCGGGAGTCATGGCTGCGCTTGCTCAACTCGGAAAGTCATTTGACGAAGAGGTGAGCACAAAGTCAGGGCGTGTTATCAGCAACCGCAATATGCAAAAACTTCGTCAGGCAATGACGCTGTTGGAAGATGTTGTTGCTGCTTCGGCACCAACAGAACCAGCAGTGCAAGTTAAGTCAGATGGTTCAATCAGACTCGTTTCAACGATTGACACAGTTACTGAATTGAAGTCATTCATTGACCCAATTCTTAACTACCACGGACTAGATGCGCACATTGATGGTGCTGGGATCTATCTTGGGTCTGTAGTATCAACAGAAGCAAAATCTGCAATGATTAACGCGGTAAGCGCGTATAAAGAATTGTGGAATAAGAAAAACCACTGACAAAGGCATACTCGTATGAGTTATACTTCTCAAAGCGGTTTACCAAAAATAACACAAAAATTTCATTGCATGGTTTCAGGCGAAAAGCGAATGCAACCATGTTCTGGATGTTCAAATCCTAAAGGTTGTATTTCATCAACCATGCAATACAAGGAGACAGACGAAATGGCAGATCAGCCAACAGTAAAACTGGCAGCAGATGGAAGCATCACATGTGCAAAGGGTCTGCCCTTGTCTGAGTGCGGATACAAGGTTGGACAAGCAGTATGCGGTAAGTGCGGAGCACAAGCCGTCGCAGTGAAGTCTGATGAACTGAACGAAGATGGTTGGGTTACCGTCACTGATGTAAAGGGCGGTTCGCCAATGTCA